AAATGCAACATTAAGCGTGGCAATTACTCGTTCATTATCAACCATTAAACGCCTAGCCATTTCTATATCAGTTGGCACCGTTGTATCATCTTCAATTTCTGTTAGTTCCATATATCTTGTAAATGAGCCAGGTGCATAGGCATCCAACGCACGAATTTCTTCAGCAATTGGATCAACCGCACCATGCAGTTCTTCATAGAGATTGCCAAAAAATTTGTGGTATTGTGGAAAGTTTTGACCTTCTACATTCCAATGATAGTTGTGAGCCTTTAAATACAAAGCAAATGTATCTGCAAGGACTTTCTTCATTATTTCTTGTAATGTTTCCATAATTTTATTTATTTTCTTTCAATTGTTTAAGTAATTCTGCCGTAGAGCCAACAAATACTGCCTTATCTATCGTAAGGTTTTGTGTGTTATTATTTACTTTTGGTTGTAGATCTTGCTTTCGTTTTTGTATCTCTAATAAGTCTTTGTTTATATCTGCAAGGTTTTTTAGCATACCTGCCACAACTTCAAACGCTCTTGGATGATCTGATTGTTTAGCAACAGAAATAATGTGATCAGCTGCATCATTACCTTTTTCAATTAAATCACGCAAGTTTTGACGAGCAAACTCAGCATCATCTTCAACCGTGTCTTTTAATTCTATAATTTCAGTTTGAATAGGTATTGGTTCTATTTCTAAAGCTTCAGATAATTTTTCATTTAATTTTTTCATAATGTATTAGGCCATTCTGTAATTGTATCCATAAATCCAAAATCATCATCAGGTGCTGTATTTGCTGGCACTGCGGTTGTTACAATAGCCACCGCTTTAAGTGGTGAAATATCAACAGAAGAAACTGTATATTGAGCACCTGAATAATCACCAGTAATTACATCGTTTACTTTAAGCAGTTGGTCTAATTCACCAACAATCATAATACCAGAACTAGAGTTACTAAAATAAATTACTTTACCTGTTATTTCATCTGTGCCATCTCGGTCAACACGGAAAGTTTCTGCTGTAGTAAAATAGTTATTACCATTTGCAAAATCTACAAAAATCTTTTGTGCATCACGATTTTGTGTATCAATAAAAATATTTGTATTTGCTTGACCAAAACGATTGGCTGTATCACTAAAAGCACCAATTACACTTGTATTTGCACTTAAAGCTGGCCACAAATAATTTTTAACCGTAAATTCTAAATCCCAAATAATTAATCGAGTTGTCCCTTCATTCAAAGCACCCTCATATTCCGTTGTCATATTTACAGAGTTTAAAATTACTGGCATATCATATTTTTGATCCATGTTAGGGATCATGTCAACGGTTACGGTAAAATCTGGTTTAAAAAATGGTAGTATTTGCTCTGCAATTTGTGTGCCATCTTCTATATTACGAACAAAAATAGACATTGAAAAATTAAAATCATACGGCACAGGAACATATTGTGAGTCTAAACGATCATAAACATTTTTTGCAAAGTTTTTTATAAGTGATTGTTGTTTACGACTTGGATCATAAGACATGCCTGTAAGTTCAAAAGTTATTCTTGGCACCGTCACATTAATTGATTTTAATAAATCAGGACTAGATGTAATTGCTGTCAAATATCTTTCTTTTGAAGCATATGACAAAGGCACCGTAAATATTTCATATTTTGTATTGTTGTCTTTGCTATATCGTTGAAGTTGAATATCTTTAAATAGTGTGCCAAAAGCAACCACTATTTTACGAATAGATCGATTATAGTATTGTGAAGTGCCTAGCATAATTAAGGTTCACCAAATGGATTTGTTTCTGTAAAATCAATAATATTATTAGCTTCTGTTTTAATTCTATTATTGTCTTGTATATCATCAAAAGCACTATCCATTAAAGTAAATTCAGATTTGCTGCTAATTGTTCGTTCAGCCAAACTTGTATTTCCTTTAAGCACAGAACCAACGGTAAACGAGCCATTTGCACGATAAATTTGAATTGAAGAATTTGGTGTAAAATCGTAAACAAGTGCCTGTGCAGTAGCAGTAGCTACATTAGAACCAATGTAAACAATTTCATCATTTGCAAATGTACCAGAACCTCCAGCACTTAATGTAATATTTGTTTTTGAATAGTAATTACGAATTTCATCATCAATTTCAGAAATGCCAACTTGAACAATCTCATTTGAAAATACATATTGTTTAAGTTTTAAAGCATAAACATAAACATTACCGCCACGACCACGACCTAAAGTATAAAACATGGCCTGATCATTTTCATGTTCAACAAAAGTAATTTCAAAAAATCCTTTTACAAGAGGAACATAAATTAAATCTCCCTCTAGTGGTCTTGTAAGTGGTATTGTAGCTACAAATCTACGGCGAGAAACAAGAAGGCGTATTTCATCACGAATTTCTAAACCAAATTTAGAAATAAAATCTTGTTCACCTTCCATACCTGTAACATTTTCCAAATACATTTCAATTGGATATGCTGTTACATATTGTTTGAGAGTGTCTTCACCAAATAAATAATCTATTTGATCACGAGTAGAACGAGGAAGATAATAACAATCCATGCCATATATTTTCATGGCTTCAATCACCAAATCCTCAACTAGCAGTTGTTCGCTAGTTACCTGACTTGATGGAAAAGGATTAAAATAAACATTGGTTGGCATTCATTTTAACCCGTAGTAATCTCACTTGGCAAGCTATTGTATTGGAATAAATCTTCTTCTACTTCTTTAATTTCTTCTCTTGCTTCAGTTGCAATACGAACACCATCTAATGTTACACCACCCGGCATTTGTATGCCAGCAAATTTAGATAAGTTATTACCCCATTGAAGTTTAATTAAAGCAGTAGCGTATTTTTTAAGAAAGCGATCATTCCAAACATCTGTAACACCAGTTACAGTAACTGAACCACCAGATACAACAGATGATACTGGTGTTTGTAACTCTAATGATGTTGGTGAATCAATTCTTTTAACTTGTATGCTTTCATTATTGATATTAATAAAATCATTTTCTAATAATTCTTGATCAAAAATTGTGCCTGTTCCTGTTACAGTATTTGAACCTGGTGCTGCAGCTACAGTGCCAGTTAAAGTAATTGTATCTGGTTTTAAAGCTCGATAACATTTAATAATTACATAATCACCAACTAAAAGATCATTAGACCAATCAACATCCAAATATATTTTATTTAATTTACGATTGAAACGAAATTGTGGTGTGCCTGAAAATAATAAATTTAAGGAACGAATATGTTGCATGGTAATTTCATATGACACATATGACACTGATGTAAAATCATAGAGATCATGTAAGCGTAATTGATAACGCAAATCAAACATATTAATTGATGAGTTTGAATCATCAAATGGAAAAACTGCGGTCACAAAAATAACTGAATCTGGACAATGAATCCATCTACGATTAATATCATCAGCTGTAATTTTATGTTTTAAAAACATTTCTTCTACGCCATCAAACTGATAATCTTCAAAGAATTGAAGAGCATCGTCAATGCGATCATCTACCTGATCATCATCTACATTGATGTCAATAACAGGAAAGCCTAATCGCCGCAGGCAGTAGTTTTTAAATGTTGCTCTTGTAGTTGGTTTAGCCATATTTTATCCTAAAGCAATTGCAAATGCTATAGCACTTGGATCTGTTGCTGTCACTGCTATGGTAGAAATAGAATTAATACGACCATTAGCAGTTACAGTAACAACAGGCGAATGAGTTGCGTTGCCGTAAGTTTTTGAATTTTCAATATTAATATTTGTTACATCAGTATTAGCAACTGTAAAGGCAGCATTTGCTTGATTAAAAGCAAGTGTTGTATTGGCAGCAACAAATGAGGCAGGTTGTTGAATAACAATACTTCCAACCATACCTGAGTGATTGGAACATTGATAAACATAGGTGCTACCAACTATATCAAAAGGAATTTTCCAATACAGTGTTCCTGCAACTTGCCCTTGAGCACTAGAGCCCGTGCTTACTGTTCCAGTATTTGCAACATGAGTAAGACCAGTATCATAATTTGATCCACTTGATGAAACACGAATCATAAATGGATGACCAGAGATACCATTTAAATGAAATGCTACAGTTTCTCCGCCAGAAACGTAAATTGTTGGGTTATTACCTGTGTATTGATCAATTAAATAAGCAGAGGATCCACTATTCGTAATA